TAACGTGAACCACAGTATTAGACTCATAAAGCTTTTCAGGAATCTCAGGTAGACGGTTGACATATTTACGCTCCACAGAGAAACCTACGCCTGTACCGCACAGGAGGATGTACATAGCCTCATCGAAGGCTTTAGGATCATCAATAGGCAGAAATGAACAGTTATAACCAGCTACGTTCTGACGCTCTAAAGCATCACCAGCGGTCATCAGGGAGCGCATAGATGGAAGTGCTTGACGATTAACGACAGCTGTTTCCAAGCGGTTACGCAGCTCATCCGTCAATGTGTAGTTGTGGTTCTTCTGAAGATGTCGAAATAGCGTTTAACCGTTTCAGGCCAATGCTCTCGTCGGCCTTTGTCATCAAGATAGCGTGAATATCTCGACTTGGCTATGTAAGTTTCATAGGGAGTCATTTCTTTAATTGTCATGTTTTCTTTCATTGTTGTGTTATTTTTAGAGGGCAGGTATTTTAATATGATGAGATCATCTTGTCAAGCCTTTTAATCTCCCCGGACTTTAAAAGCTTATAAAATAAATTGTTGTATATTTTATGCTCTTTTTGTAGTTCTTTTTTACTCATATACGTTTTTCCTTTGTATTGATGGGGGATTTGTTGGCGAACACTGGCTTTCTTTCCGTTTAAAGCACATTGTTTCTTAAACAACTCGTTGTTCTCCTTCTGCCACTGTACTAAAGATTTTGAAGCTTCTTTCCCGCCTTTTGAGCAAGTTTCTGAAGTCGCTACCTCTGAAAGCTGTTTCCCTAGTTGTTTCCTACTTTGCTTGTATTTTTCTGACTTATCTTGACCCGCTTTAGCCGCAGCTAAACGAGCTTCTTCGGTAGTTATCCTACCTGATAAACACTTCCAAGCAATATAGTCCTCAACGTGTCCAAAATCTTCCCACAGTTGCTTGTGAAAGGCAGCGTGAACGTCAATGGAAATAGGAGGGGTTAAATTCTCTTCAGAGTCTTCCCCTCCCATGTGCTTAGGAATCAAATGATGCCTATGCTTACGTTCACTCATACGCTTCAATCATCCAGTTCAAATAAACGCGAGCCTTTTTGAGGTCTTCTACACCATTCTTGTCCATGAATCTCATTAAGTACTGCATAAGTTGTACATAATCAGAGATAAATAACGGATGTAGTTCGGTAAGCTCGTCTTCTTTGAATTTACAAACTAACTTCTCGATTACATGACGAACTTCGATACCTTCAGACTCAAATAGCATGTAATGCTTTGGTTTACTAATTACATTGTAATCTTCCTTAGTCATGCCGTTAAGTCCTGCCATGTATTCCTCAACTTGTTTTACCGTAGGTTTCATAAGAGGAGGCTCAGGAATGTACTGATACTGTTTACTGTTGTCCATATTTTCTTTCCAAGTATTCGATTGATAAGAACATTTCATCGAAATGCCCATCGTTGACTTCATTCATTACCAGTAAGCCTCGCCAATGACGATTACTTAGCTGATCCATGTAGTCCTCATCATGTAGATAATAAGAACCAGCCACAATAGCACAGATAGGTTTTCCGTCAGCACGTTTACCGTAGGCAATTTGTTTGCCTTGTTGATGACCAGCGACACAAGACATATGAAGCTTGCTAATAATAGCGGCAGGAGAAGCAGCAGGGCGTCCCATGGCTCCAACAGGCCAGTAATGACTAAACCCAACACCGTTGATAAATACAGGATGTAAGAATTCATGTACTTCCCAATCTTTCAAGTCAAGGTCATCATAGGTCAATAGTCCCTCAAGCATAGGATTGTTATTAACAGCCCTTGTGAGTCGATTCTCATGGTTACCTTTTAAGAAGACCATACGAGGCTTGTATACCTTGTGTTTAGTCTCTCTCTGTGCCTTCTGAAGTTCTTTAAGAGGCTCTAAAAGCACTTTCATGCCCTTATTACCAGCCTCTACGTCAGCTAGGTAGCGCTTACCTTCAAAGTACTTGCTACCTGCTTTGTCATGGCTGCTAAGGCTAGGGAAGTCCCAATGATCCCCTAGATGAACAACCACGTCTGGACGGTACTCACAGATTGCTTTCCCTGCCCATGTAAGATGCTCCTGAGCTGCCTCAGGTTTGCACTGTGTGTCTGGAATGCAGAGGATACGCATTATTTCAGGTGTCCAGTTGTTTCGTAGACTTCAGGAAAAGACAACAAGAGCTTCTGGAGCACCTCGTCGTTTAGCTCACGTCCATAGCCAGCACATTCAGGATCATTCAAGGGGAATTGCACTGAGTAGTACACCTGCTCTTTGATGTTGTAGCCATAATGATGACTCAGGACATCTAAGACTTGATCTACGATTTCCATCCAAGTACCGTCTTGCTCACCATTGATGAATGTCTCCTTGGCTTCAATGTCATCATAAGCTGATGTATGAGCGTAGAAGGCCCAATAGTCCTCAGGTTCAACTAGCTCATTAGGTTCCTCGATCCATTTAAACTGTGTCGTAAAAAACTCAGTCCATTTAGCTTTCATAACGTCAAACATGGTTAACTCCTTTGGTGGTTTGTTATTTACAATTAAGTGAAAGTATTCGTCAAGTGTCATAGAACTCTCCGTCTAGTGGATGATACACAACATACTTAGTCTCAAAGATCCCGTTACCGTAGTCTTTGATAACCTCAGATGTTTCTATCATTCTACACCCTAATCGAGGATGATCTATAACGTATACCTTGTACCCTTTAGTCCAATCAGGATGGAAAGGAGGTGGTTTATAGTGAACTACTAGCTTCGCCATCGTCATGTACCTCATGTTTTAGAATAAGGTCTCGGTAAGTTTCTACACCTGCCCAAAAACCTTCTTCAAAATCTACAGTCCAAACACCATGTAGTTCAACTTCTTTGCTTAGAGCTGCAAAATATTCATTGGCTTTCATTTAATACCTCCTTAATTGAAGGGAACTCAGCGAAGATAATATCACGACATTGTTCAGCTACAACTCGATGTTCCTTCTGTGTTGCAGCATCACAACGGATCTCGATGTAGTGTAACCAGCTACGAAGAGTGCCGTTCATGTACATACGTGAGACAGTTAAGCCTTCAGGTAGCAACACACGAGCACACTCTTTAGCGATACCTTTGTCGAGAGCTGCTGAGTACAGGAACTTAGCCTCAGTGACTAATCGACGTTGAGCACCTTCAAACCAGTTCTGTAAGCTGATGTCATCAGTGTACAGGCTGTTCTGTCGATTTTTCTCGTCTTGTAGTCTAGCTTGAGAGTCCTGAATGAACCCTTCAGAGACTGCGTAACGCTGTGAGAACTCTTGGAAAGAGAAGCTACGGTGACGTAATAGCTGACGAGCTATATCACGAGTAGTTTCAATTTCCATACAGACGTTGACCATCTCAAAGGGAGACCAGTGCTTGTTCTTAATCAGATACTTTAGCAGTCTCGGCGCAGTGGCAGGGTTGTCCTGATTCGCAGGGTTCGAAACTCGGGCCATAGTCGCAATAAGTTCTTCCGCCTTGGGTGTTGCCCATACCATCTTCACATGGCTCATATTGTTTTCCTTCCTCTATTCCTCGTTTTAACATCTCAATGAAAGCAAAGCGAAATAGCTGTGCTTGTTCTTCATTGCTCATCTTCACATGGTAGTCTGCACTACCGTCTTCATTTTCCTTCAGTAATTCTACATCCATCTCTAGTGTCCCTCATATAGTAAATACATTTACCCATTTCAGGTTCTCCCCACGGGGTTTTACTGAAATACGCTTGACCTATAAATTCATTTACAGGAGCAGTATACCTGTAGCAGTGATTTTTTAAAGGGCATTCAAAACCCTCACACATTGTTATATCAGCCATTTAAGCGTTCTCCTGTCTTGATACTTTTACGTCTTTCCTTTATCCAACTATCTGGAATTGTCTTATCAGAGTACTGGAAGCCGTTCTTAACACACCACTGAGCATAGGTAGTACGTGATCCTTTGTTTAGCTTTTGATTGCTATTGGAGAATACGAACCTAATGTCCAAGTGTGGTTGTTGTCGCTTAATGAGAAGATGTTTCTTCCTGTCAGCAACTAAGAACCTACCTTTACTCTCGATAATGATTCCATTCTCAAGTTCAAAGTCCGCTGTGTACTGATGCTCACTAGCTGGTTGAATATACTTGATCTTAGTCTCTTCGTAAGTAAAGTTGACTCCCTTATCCCTTAGAGTATCTGCAATCTCTTCCTCAAGACCAGATCTGTACCCATTCTTGAGAGCATGAGCACGTTTCTGACTGATTACTTTACGAGTTGCCATCACGCGCTTTCATCAT